TAGTTCGTTTTTCATGGCGTGCAATTCTTCTTTAAGCCGCAAAACCTTGTCTGTTTTCGACACAGCCATGTCAAGCAATTCCTTGATGTCTCCCGGCGTCAGCCCCGTGTCCTCGTAGGCGGCGAGGCGGCTCTACGCCGCTTCTTCCCACTTGCAATTCATGGCGCAGTTTCCGCCAACTTCGAGTCGTTCGGGGCCGAGGAATGGTGTCCTTCAGGCTGGCGTTGGCTTTCATCAGTGCCTCGATGTGCCGCTGCTGGTTCTCGATCAGGTCAGCGGCAGCATCCAACACTCGTTCTTGGCAACGCTGCTCATCATTGTGCATTGTGCAACCATGACACTCTCCCTCGGCACAGCACCGCAGCACGGTCACGATCTCATCTCTCGTCATGTCATTCCTCCTTATCCCAGCTCGCACGTCATCATGCCACCTTCGCAAATGTCCACGATGTGTTCGCACAATTCTTTGGGGATAATAGATCGTTCCATACTTCCTTTTAACCCCTGCGTACCCGTCTTTGCCCCTCGCGGCGCGGCTACATGGCACGGGTCGCCATTGTGACACGGCGGCTTAAATCCGGGGTCTGGGTGATTCGTCCAGATGTCGGTGGGCTTCATCCGCATGTCACCATACTGGCAATATGTAACGGTGTATCTGGGCAATCCCTGCATCCAAGTCATTTTGCGCAGCCCGCCGCGCGGGTTCTCGATGAACCAATATGTGGGAGACAGGGCCAAGATTAAGCGCAAAACGTGCTGATCGACTGCATCACAAAACTTTGCATATTCGCTAATAGGGTCTAAATTCCCCGTCTCTGGATTTTTGCGCCGATGATGCGATATTGCCGCAATAGAAAACGTCGCGCAGTCCGGGCTTGCCCAGATAACGTCCGGGCGTCCAAAGCGTTCCAAGATATCCTGCGCTGTGACGGTCATGATATCCGCGTACCAATCGATATGGTCAAAGTCCTTATCCCACTCGATGGAATACACCTCGTGTCCGCGCCGCTCGAACGCCTTGCCGATGCTTCGCGTCCCCGCAAAAAGCTCTAAAACCTTCATCTCAATACCTCACTCCGATAAAATCCAGCACTCGACCGTAGCCAAGTCCCTTCTCGTTGGGCTTCCACAGCCCGTCCGCGTCCCATTCCCCGCCGCCAATGCAAAACTCGTAGTGCTTCGGGTGCGTATGCTTCATGCGCTCGAATCGGTTCTCGCCCTTTTCGAGGTGCGCTCCAAATGCGCAGAACATACAGCCCGTGCGTTGACAGCCGGTGCAGTGCAGCTTGCAGTCAATCAGCGTCGCGTTGTAGTCGTTCTCACCGTCGCTTGCTACAATATCACCATATACGCTGGCGATAGGTAGTTCGCGGTCTACGATGAATTGCAGCACGTCTTGCTCCGTCCAAAAGCTCATGGGCTTACTCATGGGTCGTTTTCCCTCAAAGGCGTTGCAGCCGGTCGCCGTCCATGTCTGAAACCGCTGCCGTCCTTCTTCTGCCATCATCGCAACGATAGGTTTTTCACGGCTCTCGCGCTCATAAGTATGCGCCGCCCTTTTTTTCATAATGTGGCAACATTCCGAAGAGACAAGAAATGGAGCGTCAAGCAGAAATGCCCAGTTATCGCAGTTCCAGATGCTTTTGTTCCCATCCTTATCAAGCATTTCGCCACGGAGACGCATCATTCGGTATTTATTCCCCCTCCGTGCAAGCCAAACATTGTTTGCGACCTCCTTACTAACAATGCTGTACCCGTACTTCGTCACCACCTGCCGAATGTTCATCTGGGGTCGAAGCCGCACAAGGTTTACGGTGATATGCGGGAACTCCCTGCGAAGCCACGCGGCGTACTCATTGACAAACCGCTGTATCTCCGGGTACTCCAGCCCGGTGTTTACAAACACCAAGTTCAACTCCCACGGCGGTGTCCTGAAACTCGACAGGTACCACGCCGCCAGATACGCCAGCACCGTGCTGTCCTTGCCGCCGGAAAAGCTGACGTAGCACTGTCCGCCCCATGCGGTGTACCATTCGTCCAGCTTTTCGTAGGTCAGTATCTCCTTGTCCTGCACGTCCAGCGCCATGAGTTTTCTTGCCGCATCTTTCGTCAGCGGTTGATTTGGTGGCAACATCACTCGCCCTCCTCCAATCTCACAACCTCGTAGCAGCCGAATCTGCCGCCGTTGCGGATTGCCTTCCAAATCGCAAAACGAACATTCTGATGCTTCCGCCCGGACAGCTGCGCCAACTCCGCCGTGGTCGTACCCCACCATCGGGGCAGGCGGTACTTGTCCCGCGTCACGATCATGTACACCGTCATCCTCACACCTCCCGGATGGCGTATCCGTACCGGTTACGGAACAGCTTTGCTTTCATGGCGTACTCCCGCGTCCTCATCCCTTTCACGTCCTCCACTACCGGCAGCCAGTACCGCTGGCCGTAGCTGTCAGGAGCCGCTCTGCGCTCGTACACGAAGTCCGCAACGTAGTCGATACTTTTCACGCGGTCGCCCTCAAATGTCGTGTACGCCTCTTGCAAGCAGTACCGCACCTGCAATTTTAGCCCCCGTATCTCCCCGGCATTTTGCAGCAGCAACAAAGCGTCATAGCGCTCCGCCTCCTTCTTGCTGTCGAAAGTCAGCTTGCCGCGCCGCGTCTTCTGCGCCTTGTACTTTCCGGGCTTGCGCATCTTCTCCATGACCTGCTTCTGCGCCGCAGGCCCCAGCCGCATCAGATCATCACTGTTCATCCAACAACCCTCTTTTCTCCAGTCCGCGCTTGCTCATGGTGTAACGCTTGAACGTCGTCAGTTTCTGGTCTTTCCCGCAGCGCTGGCACACGCCCCGCGCCCAGCCGTGGAACGCTGGCTCGATGATGTATTCCGCCGCCATCTCCTGCAAGCAGTCCACGCACAGCCTGCCGGACGCGATCTTCCATGCGCCGTCGTTCATCGCAACCTCCAGTTCTTTCCGCTGCCCGTCACGCTCATGGTAAAGCCCTTCGCGCGCTCCGCAATGCGGGATCCTATCGCCTCGTCCCAGTCCAATATCTGTCCTATCGTCCGCTCGGAACTGATGATCGTTGCACACTCTGGCTTTATGTACCGGGCATTCAGCAGGTCAAACGCAATGTTCCGGTCAGCCTCCGTCACGTTGCCCTTGAGGAAGTCGTCGATGTAAAGCACGCGGATAGTTTTCAGCATTCCCACGGCATCTGCGTACAGCTCCGCATCGTTTACTTTTGCCTTGATGGATGGAATGTCCGACCGCCACTGCATATACCGTACTGGCAATCCTGCCTCCATCAGCTTCCCGCAGATCGCCGTGCACAGATGCGTCTTTCCACTGCCGGGGGTCCCACCGGCATAAAACCACTTACCGCGCCAATCCGTGATATACGCCTCGGCCATCTGCTTTGCCTGCTTCTGCCACGGCTCCGCCGTCTGGTACGTCTCCAGCGTACAGCTTTCCAGCAGACCGGACAGTCCGCTACGCGCAATGCGCCGCTGGTTGTCCTTGCGTATCTGGCAAGGGCAGATACGGGTCATAAGCTCCCCGGTTGCGCTGCGTGTGGCCGTATAGCCCCTGTCCTCGCAGTCCGGGCACTCAAAGTACGACTTCTCCTGGGATATTCCATTTTTTCGCAGGTTCTCCAGCACCGCCGTTATGTCCATCGCCGTGTTCCTCCTTCCATCTCGTCTCCCAATTCCGCACGGCGGCTTTCCAGTCCTTCATGCGGTTCTTGCCTACCATCCACCCCTTCTGCTCGTAGAAGGCGACAAAACGATCTGCGTTGACGTGATAGCCCTGCGCCTGAACATAGGCGGATACATCATCAGCGGATGGTGGCGTGAAGCGCTTCGCGCGCGTATCACTCACACCGTTAGGTGGGAGTGTATTATCTTTGGTTTTGTCTTTGGTTTTGTCTTTGGTTTGGTACGTTTCGTATACGGTCGTATTCGATCGTATACCATCGTATACGGTCGTATCCTCGCGACGTGCATATCGCTTTTCGATGTTGCGCTGATTCTTTGCGCATCTCTCGTCATACGCCGCTTTTGCCCTACTTACATCGTCCGCAATAAAATCAAATGCGATCGACTCCCGTCCCGTAAGTTCCTCCGTCTCTCCGGTCTCGCCATATTTCAGCAAAGCCCGTACAAGCCGACCTACCTCTTGATCTGAGAGTTTCTCTAATTTCTTGCGATAACTGTAATAAAAGGGAATGTACTCAAGAGCCACTATGCACCGCCTCTCACTCCTTCGGCGATACGCCTATTCCCCATTCTTTTCCTCCTGCCTCTCGTACTCGTCCGTCAGGTGCCGTGCGATGGTGCAATGCTCCCACGTCCCAGCACAGAATTGACTCATGAATCGGGATGCCGCGCCGCCCGTCTCAAAGCTGACGCGGCTACCTCCCTCGCAGCAGACCCGCCGTTTCTCGCTGCTGGTAAAGTATGGGCAGGTGTACCGCTTGTGCCAGTAATCCATGCCGCTCTACCTCCTATCAAAACGGAAAATCGTCGTCCGCGTCGAAGTCCTCGTCCACCTCCTCAAACTGTCCGCCCGCGTATTTCTTGGCACCGCCAAAGCAAATGTTGTCCGCCAGCACCTCGGCGTTCCGGCGCTTATTGCCGTCCTTGTCCGTCCAGTCCCGCAGTTGCAAGCGGCCCTCCACCACGGCCATGCGCCCCTTGGAGAAATACTTGGACACAAACTCGGCGGTGGTGCGCCATGCAACCACGTCAATAAAATCCGTGTCCTTAGTGCCGTCCGCGTTCTTAAAGTCCCGGTCTACCGCCAGTGTAAAGCTGGTGACGGCTGTACCGTTCTGTGTCCTGCGCAGCTCCGGATCGCGTGTCAACCGGCCCATGATGAAAATCTTGTTCAGCATCTCTTATCTCCTCTCATAAATAGCTTTTCCCAAATTCGCGGCGAAAGTCCGCCTCCGTCCATCTCTGCTCCTCCATCGCCTTGAGCTGCCCGTACCGTCTCAAACGGCGCATCTGGTCGCCGTTCTTGTGTACCGCGCCGCGCCCGTTCCGGTGGCAGCGATTGCCGCACAGGTACACCACAAGGCCGTACTTCTCGCTTTTCTTCCGATTCGCGCCGCCAAAAATGTGGTGACGCTCCAGCGGGTCACCGGTGTCATTCCGGCCGCACAAAAAGCATCTTTTGTCGTTCATACGCTAACCTCTCCCCACCGGCTAACGAGGGCATCCATCTCTCGCGGTGTCATGGTCTCAATGCCGACATCCCGGCAGTCTTGCACAATGGCGTCTATCAGCCGCGACATCTGCTCCGTGTCGTATACGGAGCTGCCGTACCATACAGTCACGTTTACGCAGCCCTTGAGCTTGCTGGGGCCGGTATCGGTCATCCAGCCGATACCGTTCCGCTCCCAGCTCCGGCAGAACGCTTCCACCGCCTTTTCCCGCAGGCACAGCACCTCGCTTACACCGCCGATGCTCTGTATCTCCTGCCGGTATACATTCTCTCTCGCAACGCCGTAGTGCGCCGCCAGCTTGTCCAGCAGTACCCATGCGTAGGCATTTGCATCGAGGCTCCGCCCCTTGCCTTTGATGGTGGCGGTGTACTCCTTCCCCGGCTTTATGGTGTCGCACAACTCCATTGCCGCCTCTGGAGACTTCACACGTAGACACAGCCACGCCCCATCGCTGTCCTGCGACCACCGCGCCGCATCAACCGTTATCTGCTGCATGGTTATTCCCCGTCGCGTTGGCTGCCTTCATGCAGACCCAGCACAGCCGCTTGCCGTACTTCTTCACGGAGTTCTCCGCGATCTCGCTGGTGGGATACACGCGGTCCCCGCGCTTCACCGACTTAATGGGAAGTCCGCAATGCTCGCACAGCATCGGCGCATCTGCCTTGTTATCCGGCTTCTTTTTGCACTTATCCGGCTTGTCATACTTGCTCTTGTCGGCGGCCCAATACACGTCCGCCCCAAATCCAAGCGCCTTACACGCCACGGAGATAGCATCAGTCAGCGCCATCTTAAAACACTCGTCGGAGGTATATGGGCCGTTCTTCTCCTTTGCCACGAACGCACTGCCGCCAGTGCCGGGGATAGCGTCAGACCAGGCGCCGCCTGCCTTTACAAACAGATCAATGTCCAGAAATGCGGCTACTTCGCCATTTGCGCCCTGCTCCAACCTCTTGTCAGTGATAACGTATTTCCAGCCATAGCCGCAGGGCCCAAACTGCTCTGTCAGCGCCTTGATGCGCCACATGGGGTTAATGTCTGTCTTGCCCTTCAAGCGCCCCGCCTCGATGCGTCTTTTGGCGCTGTCCGGCACACTACGAACTGCATTGTAGATCGTCATGTTATCCATCACTTCACCCCCATGTTCAGCTTCTCGCACAGCTCCGCGCCGGTCACAGACACGCCGGACTTGAGAAGCGGCGCGATGTCCGTCTTACTCACCGTGGGCTGGGCAAAGGTGATCTTGCCGTCGTAGCCGTTGTCCATGCACCACTGCACCACAGCGTCCATGTCGGTGATCTCCACCGCCGTGCTTTTGCGATACGTCACGGCACACCGCGCCGTCTGGAACGCCGCGCCGCCCAGCGCCCGTTCTGCATAGGCAAGCAGCTTTTCCCGCTTGCTCTCCATAGCCTTGCGCCGCTCGGCAAGCTCCTTCTCCTCCTCGCGGATAGCCTTTGCCTCCGCCGCCAGATTCTTTGTCCAGCAGAGTACGCCCTCGATCTTGGCGTCCCGCGCCATTTGCAGCGCCTCAAACGCATCAAAATCAAGCACCTCGCCGGTTTCCTGGTCGATCAGGTTCTCCAGCTCCTGATCGATGTGGTACAAGCTCATATTCATTCCTTTTCCTCCCATGCGTCCACCGCGTCGATGCAAAACTCGCATCCCACGATGACGCCGTCCTTGTTTTTGTAGTAGGTGTCCGTCTCCTCCCCGCACACGGGGCAGACGGGAAGATCGTAGTCCTTCGGCTCCAATGGGCGCTCCGGCTCGCTATACTGCATCGCGCTTCTCATACCGGTCGCCCCGCCGCTTTCAGCACGTCCCGCATCGTCTTTCCTCCCTATTAATTTTACTTCCCCGGCCTGTCCAGTTTGTCCAGCAGCCACATAAACAGATAACTCACCGTAGCGGCCCCGATATACGTCAGCGCCCATGCAAACGCGCTCATTTCGCACCTCCGCTATCCTTGCCGTTCGGCACAAGGCCGACAAACTCAAGTCCTCTGTTCCTGGCGTAAATCTCGCCCATGATCGTCCCCAGCTTTACGGGGTCAGGGGGCGTGACCCAAATGATTTTGTACTCTGGCTTTTTACTCATTGCCTTTTCCTTTCCCCTGTGCTAAAATAGCCACAGGACACATATCTAAGCCTAAGATTTGTTCCGCCGCCCCGCTCGATGCTGCAACATTGGGCGGGGCATTTTTTACTGCCCGTCGCTGGGTCTCACCGCCCTATCAGCTCTTGCAGTCTGCGCGACTTCCGATGCCGCTCTAATTTCCGTTTCGGTCACGCCGTACAATCTGGTCAGCGGTCGAATGTACTTGCTTGCGATACCATTCACACCGCGTTCCCAGTTCGACACCGCGGAAACTCTTACCCGGAGTTTCTTCGCTACGTCTTCCTGCCGAAAACCGGCATTTTCTCGGATTGCCTTTAATTCCAAGCGTTCTCCCCTCCTTATAAAGTTCAGAACTTTATATTGACAAACGCAACCAACACCGCTATTATGTAAGTGTCAGCCAACAAAATATCGGTTATAAGTCCGCAAAAACGGAAAATCCGTTGGGGGCTTGGTTTTTTTGTTGTCTTAATTAAGTTCTGTAAGGCTATTATAACCTACGTAATGGTGGATGTCAACGCCTTTGACGACAAAGTGTAGGATTTAGCAGAATGACCAAACCCATGCCGTTGGATTTGGCAGTTATTATTAGAGTATGGCTTACAATATTTTTGATGACGAATCTAAAACGATCGAAGAAAAAAACGACGCTTATTCTCGAATAAGAGAACAAGAGGTCGTTAGATTGAAAAGCTTTTATGATTTTTCAACCGTTGATGGGATAAAAAGTATTCCTGTCCCATGTACAGAGGTAAACGGAGATTCTCATACAGGTCGTGTGGAATATTATTTGCGCGGTCAGTGCTTTGCAAAATACTACAAAGAAAAAAATATTGCACTTGCCGTAGAATGCGTAAGAAAAGCACATAGCTTAATGTTTATATCAGATATGATTTGGAAGTACGATGCTTACATATCTGACATAACGCATTTGCACAATTTAGGTGCACATAAGCAAGCATGGGAAGAAGAAGCGAGAGTTGATTCCTATTTTCGGAAAGTTGGAATATACCCGCATCTCTCTATAAGAGATTTCCCAAACGTATTTGCATATTTTAAATGGAAGCGCTTAATTAAAGAAATGGAAGAAGAACGAATTAGAAAGCGTTCTATCCGACATGAATATTATCGATTGCAAGAATATCTTCCTGCGTTGTGCCCAAAATCATTATCTGGATACTCCAGAATGAAAAACTCTAATTCTAAAGCTTATCAAAAAATATTAGCCCAAGCGGCATTATACGGAGTAGATATAATTTAAAGGACTTTAATATGCCGAAAACATTAAATAGCGTTACTCTTGGTAATAATTGCATTAAATTTATCGAGGATTATTGCAAAAGAAAAGATATTAGCGAAGCTGCGTTTTCTCGAAAATTTGGAAAAAACAATAGATGGGTGTCTGACCTGCGCAGAGGGAAAAACACAAATTTGCCGTCAAAAGAACTTGCTGTGCAAATGTGCTTAACCCTCAATGTTTCCCCTGATGACATCCTCTTGCACGAGGGAAAGACCCAGGACGAAACCAAAAAGTGCTTAGAGGATATCGAGACGGTGCGGAAACTGGTCGAGGCCGAGGGCATAAAAGAAGCCCCCGATCCGAAGACCGAGGGCGTAAGTCCTACCGTTCAAGAGCTGTTTGATTTTATCGATACGGCGACCGACGCCGAGCTGAACGAGTTGTTGCGCTATGCGCAATTTTTGATGAGCAAGCGATGAACGATTGGATAAAAGATGGCTTGCCGACCGAGCGTATACGTGAGGAGGATTCGGTCGTTGGGCAGATGAAGCGCTTAGAAGAAGAGCGCATCAATGATTTTCGCAATTATGTTGCCTACCAACAGGCCGAGAATGACCGGAAGGAGAGACAAGCGGTCATTGATCGCCAGAAGCAGAGAAAGCACGACTTTGTCGTTGCTGGATTCTCCAGCGTCACAAGCGTTTTGCTTACCTTGTTTGTTGAGCATTTTCATAAAGTTCTCTCCTTTGTTCTTTCGATTTTCTCCTGATCTCGCGCGCAGCAAGTAACAATGCGTTTTGCTGCGCATCGCTCATAGTGAGAATTTTTTCTTTCAGTTTTTCTCTAATCATTGTATCACATTTCGCGTCATTACACAACATCTTGCGTCCCTCCGTTTAGCTCAAAGGCTATTTTTTGCTCCTCCTCCGCGAGGATGCGCTCAATCAGCGCGAGCATTTCGTCTTTCTGCTTCGGCGTTAGGAGCAGATAAAGCGCCACCGCCGCTTGCACCTGTGCGTCCATGCTTCGACCTCCTTTTCGGTATTCATACCTATTTCCACAACAGGCGTTTGCTGCACGGCGCTGTGCAACAATTAAAAAATATTGTGGAGCGACGCGCAGTCGCAGGACCGCTTTTTATTTTACTATATGTCGATTATTGCACTTTGTGCAGTCGAAAATATAAAGCCAAAAGGTGGTGCGCCAAATGGCGAAGAGCAAAATCCCCGGCCTGTCCTTTAGTTGGAAGCGTGCGCTCGGAATCACGAAGATGAAAAGGAAAATTTCAAAAGAAACTGGGATTCCCACGACCAAAGCGGGGCGGCAAAGAAAACTTGGCAAACTCCTTGGTATGAAGTCAGAGAAAAGCCCTCTGCCGTCTCCGCAACAACGGCAGAGGGCTTTGTGCAGACAGCGCGGAGCGGTCGCTGTTGCATGATTTGACCATACTCCGCGTTGCTTGACTACTTCAAGGCCAAAACCTTGCAACAAGACAGCGTTCAACGAGGTTCGGCAAGCCCTCATCTTGCGACTTCGCGGCGTGAAAATCGAAGAAATTAAGGTGGTATAAATGAACATCCAAGAGGTGTGCAAAATCCGCAAAGAAGAATTGAAACTGACCTATCAAGAAATTTCAGACACTTCCGGCGTGCCACTGTCCACCGTGCAGAACTTCTTTTCAAAGTTTTCCAAAGCCCCGTCCATCTACACCGTCGCGCCTATCTGCAAGGCGCTTGGGATCTCACTTGACGAGGTGTTCGGAATTTCCGAACGGCTGACAAGGAACGAAGAGACCTTGCAGGCGCGAAATGACGAGCTGGAGCGCCATGTTGACGCAAAGGAAGACATGATCGAGATTATGCGGCGTGGTGTCCATATCCGCAACGCCGTGATTTTTATTTTATTTGTGGTGGTGGTGTTACTGACCGCGTGGTGCGTGTATGTCGATTTGCATTGCGCAGATTACGGATTTTGGAGGGGGCGGTGATGAGAGCAGCACTGTATATCCGCGTGTCGAGCGACGAACAGGCGCGGCATGGCCTGTCATTGCAAGAGCAAAGAGATGCGCTGACAAGATATGCCCAAGAACACAAAATGACCGTGGCGGGTATCTATGAGGACGCGGGAATATCCGCGCGAAAGCCGTATAAAAAACGTCCGGCGCTCCTGCGGCTGCTGGGCGATTGCAAAGTGGGGAAGGTAGACACGATCTTATTTATTAAGCTCGACCGATGGTTTCGAAATGTCGCGGGGTATTACGATGTGCAAACGCAACTCGACCAGTACGGCGTGACCTGGCAAGCGACGGAAGAGGACTACGAGACGCGAACCGCGTCCGGGCGATTAAAGGTTAATATCATGCTCTCCGTTGCGCAGGACGAAGCAGACCGCACAAGCGAACGAATCAAATTTATCAACGATGGGAAACGGGCAAAAGGACAACCGGCAGGGTCGAAAGCACCTTTAGGGTATGTCATCAAGGACAGGCAATACCAGATTGATAGCGGCACGGTAGATGCGGCGCGAGATATGTTTGCATCGTTTATCCGGCTAAAAAGTGTCCTTGCCGTAAAGCGATATATGCTTGACAAATGGGGCATTGACCGAGCTTATAGCAAGTATGTAAACTATTTCCGTAACCGTCTTTACATCGGCGAGGTTTACGGCATCGAAAATGCCTGTCCCGCGCTGGTGAGCAAACAGGACTTTGACCTTGTAAATGATATTATTCGCCAGCGGTCACAACGCTGTGCGGGAGTTGGCACGGATCGCGTGTATCTGTTTTCCGGGATATTGCGCTGCAAAGAGTGCGGGAAAACGATGCAATCGGAAACCGTAAAAAAAACATATACATACTACCGATGCCGGACGCGGATGCTTGACAACTCCGCTTGCCCGCATACAAAAAGGATCCGAGAAGATGCGCTGGAAGACTACCTACTACACGAGATGGAGGGAATCGCAGAACGGAACAATCGGTACTATAAAAAGGCAGATAAAAAGCCCACGCAAAGCGCGGACTCAATACGAAAGAAAATGGGCAAGCTAAAAACGCTATACCTAAACGATCTGATTGAGTTGGACGAATACAAGCGGGAGTATGCGAGCTTGAAAAAAGCACTTGAAGCTACGGAAGAAAGGCCAGAAATCAATTTGGACGCGCTAAAAAAGGAGCTGCAAGAATACGAAACCTATTCCCGCGATGAAAAAAAGGAATTTTGGACGCGCTTCATCAGGCGGATTGATGCAGACAACGATGGCGCGTTTTTCGTAACGCCCCGTTAG